ATATCAGGCACTACGTTCAGAACAAAACAATATAGCGCTGTGAATATCGATGGAACGTCGGTAAAGCACCAGACTATGGCTGTTGAAATGGCTGTCCATGACACGCTGTCCAGCGGGCCGAATTATGAGCCGTTCGTCGCTCTGATGGCTGCGATAGAATCGTTTAACTGTGAACGGCAGAAATTGTGGGGCATGAATATCCTGACAAATGCTCACAATCTGAAGGCTGGGGACGAGGTTTACGGAATTGAAGTCGACACGAATGTAGATGGTGTGCTGGATGGGGCCGGAAACTATTGCGGGGTTTACATTGCGGGCGCTGGTGATTTATCCGGGTCGTCTGGGTCTGACGGCGTTCGTGTTCAGCGATTGCGAGATGGCGTAGCCAAGTGGCAGTACGGCCAGCGCATTTTTGATTCCGTGACCGGGCTGGGAATATATGACGCAAGCAACTACTCAATATTCGCATCGGGTAACGCCCCTATTGCCCGGCGGCGCGATACGCAATCTGGTGTATGGTCGTTTATCCACTCGGTTTCTGCATCAGTTATACCCTGGGGAGTGGATGATTATGGCGATACGTATTCCCGGCGACTGTATTTGGGTACGGGCAACGGAAAAGCAAAAAACAGGGTAAACCTCGACGGTGGTGTGAAATTCCATACCACATCCTCAGCTGTCGCGTGGGGGCCAATAAGTGCCGGCGGGTATTCTGAAAAAGATGTGACGACACTGTTTGGTATTTCTATTGCTGACTGGACGAACTACACACTGGACGTGACGCCAGTCGGATACGCCGGGTCAATGCCTGTTGTGGCTGTTCAGGTTTATATCAACAGCGCGAAAACGCAGGCGTACGTTCGAATCATCAACATCAGCGGCGTGGCTTTGTCCGAGTGTAATGTAGGACTAAATGCCAAACTATGCGGCCACTCATCAACAAACTAATACAACAGGAAAATAATTATGGCGGGAGAAATGAATCAACTGACAGAAAAAGAACAGATTGTATTGTCCTTAATGAATTTACTGGGGATGGATATGAATCTGACAGCGCAGGCAATGGAGTTTATTGGCGACAGCGTTCTCAATTATCAGCTTCTCATCAGATATTTTAGTGCCAGTGGTTTAACTGATGACGCGTCTAAATTGACTGAGGCAATAGATAAAGCCACCGCCGCAAAGGTATTGTTTTAATAACCCCGCCAGTAATGGCGGGATAGTGTTAAACAAAACGCACCGAATGAGGTGCGCCGTTAGCATGCAGTTCAGCAACAGAAATGGCCTGCTCCATAATGCCGTTTCTGTCCTCGGCCTCAATCTCAACCAGGACGTTATCTGGCTCAGATTCCGAAACCAGAAACTCCAGGGGAGTAAGCTCTCTGGAGGGGCGGTAAAAGAAATAGTTCGAACCATCCTTAAACTGCTGAGGTTCTGCGGCACTTTCATTGCTGCTGGCAGAGCAGCTCATATACATTTTCATCACGATTCCTCGATAGAGTACGCCGCAGGAGCGGAGCCGTTAGAAATCCACCACACGGGGAGCTTCAGGTAAATGGTGCCAACGTAACCGGTCACGGTCATTGTCGGAACAAAGTGGGTGGCTACAGTGCTGTCGAAAGCCAGGTCGCGTGAAGTCTGTACCCCGACATACTTATCCGTTGTCAGTGGGGTTCCTGTGGCGCCCAGCAGAGACGACACGTTGTAGGGGTCGCTCGCCAGCGAACCATTCAGCGTGTACGTTTTGGTCACGATAAACGTAGTGGAGTCAGCCTTCGATACCGGGTTGTTATAGGCCCGGAGCCGCATACCGAACGTTACAGCGCCTGCAGTAACGGCCGCCATCTTGATTGAGATACCGGCATTAACAACAGTGTGCTGCGGAGCTTTAACCATCAGGCGTTTATCGCTTAACTCCACCAGGTCAGTTGTGGCCGTAGTGGTGATTTTTACGCAACGCAATCCATCATCATCCACCGGACCGTATTCGACCTTAAAACCAGTAGCGTTGTTATTGGTATCGAACGAAATATTTGTCGCTGTGTCCTTGCTGTCTTTAATGCTGGCGCCTTCAGTTCCGGAAAATTTATACGCATTGCCCTTGAGGCCATACGCATAGTTTAACAGCTCATCTTCATAGGCAGTGCCAGGGCAACTGTAGCGCCCGGGATTGTATTTAATGGTGTCGTCGGTGTATCCCATCAGTGCAATCTGGGGTTCTGATGGCGGGCTGGGCCACTCTATCTGAGTGCCGATAAACTCAATTTTATTGTTATCTGTCGGTGCCAGAATGATTTTACGACGCGGAGCCCACTCAGTCTGGCTGCCTTTAGCGCCGACAATTTTACCGCCACTAAAAGTGATTTTATTTTTTCGAAAGCTCCAGGTATCGGTAATCGGATACTGACGAATAAGAAAATCGCCAAAACCTTCTATCCAGCAATTTTCATAGATGAAATCATTTCCCCGACCTGACGAGCGTAACTCCAGGAAATTCTGACGAGCGTAATCAAATGAGCACCCAACGTACGTTCTGCTCAGTCCTACCTGGTTGATATAAAAATGAGAACGGTAACAGTTCCCGAAGGTCCCACCCTCGAATCGCAGGTTCTCCCCGGCATTAGATTTATCCGCGTCAGGTTCGTAGAAGGTATAAACGCATGACGTTATTTTCAGATTCCTGAAAATGTTGATATAGGTATCAAAGCCATGCAACCGCAGACCGCCGTGAAAACGCTCAATTGCCACGTTCTCGATAATAGTGTCGCGGCAGTCGAGCAGCGTTTTAGAGGAATAGGTATTACCAAATTCAATACCTGCAGCTGAACTTACAGCTGATGGGTTTGACTGGGTAAGTGCGTACCACTCATCATAAGTAGCCGGGTTTGGCCCGATTATTTCTACCAGATAGCCATTTCCTTTAATGACCTCTGCGCCCTGCCTGTCGACAAAATCAACCATGCTGGAAGCCAGTCCAGGAATTTCATTGCATATCCTGAAGGCTGGCTTAGTCAGTCCATTGAATTTATATCTGACCTGTCCAACATGCCATAGGCTCATAAAAGACGGAATAACAAACGTTTCGTCCGTGTCGAGAATTAACTGCGTTAAATCATTATTACCCAGCGGGCTGATTGTTATCATTTTTTTGCATGCATCAATACTGCCAGCAGCAATAGCTTTTGCCACTTCAGTATCAACGATTTTCTTTATGCATGCTCCGGCATTGCTTCCGTCAAGCAGCGCCCCCGCCAGCCTGAAATCAATCCCCGCAGAAATATCGAACTGATAGACCTGACCATCAGCCGTAATAAACGTTGAATAATCGTCGTCCGCTGCCGTCATCCCCGGTTTATGTGTCGCAATAGCATTCAGTACCGGGCCGCCAGTTACAGCTTGTTTCATCAGAACTGACTGACCGTTATAGCTGGTTTTAACGTTACGCAGTCCAGAGCGAGGCGATACGCTACCCAGCAGAGAAAGCCCTTCGCCTGAACCCAGGTTTGAGCGAAGAGCCGCGTCACCGATGTTCGACCATTTCCCTGTGGGGTTTGCAGCCGACCATAGACCGCCATCGTTCTCAGGAGAATCCCCGGCAATGACGTGCTCAAGCTCACCAAGGTATTTGTACCAGGAGCCATTGTAGTAGACGATCTGCTGGCGATTATCTACAGCCAGACCAACAGCCCAGTTGCCAAGCTCCTGCCAGCCGATAGCTGCAACTGCCTGCTCGCCACGACCAGTGATATAGTCGATAAAGCGGCTGAAGATCATCTCCATGCCGTGCCAGGTATTGCGCAGTACACCAAAGCGATCAGGTAATGATTCCGATTCCCGGCCATTGACTAACTTATCGAGGTTAGTTGCATTCTTAAGCAATACCTCTGGTGATGACGAGCCAAGTTTTTCGATGTTGGCCATACATTGTGCTCCAAAAATGAAAAAACCCGCCGAAGCGGGTGAATTGATTTTTTTGAAATTGCTAAGCTACGTCGCCGGGGTATGTGGCGTCATCGTACTGGTAGAACGATTCGAGGTATTCTTTTGCGGTGATCTGACAGGTGCCGTCAGACTGCGGCGCGATCTCCTCTACAATGGCGTCGTAGACGTGGCGCGTTGAGCCGCAGAACACCAGGCGGATCGGCTCGATGGTTGCCGACGACAGGTCAACCCGCATGGGATCATCAAACTCGCTCAGGTGCGGGACTGACAGCTGAAAATCGCCCACCCTGCTCGCCACCATCAGCCCGGATGCAGAGCCATCCTGATAGCGGATCAGCGCTCGGGGGTTTTCGAAAGACCAGTCCAGCGGCTCCGTGACGGTGAACGTTGTTACGCCACCAGCCGTTGTCATCGCCTCCACCAGACAGGAAATCGTGTTGTTACCCGGAATATCATCCGTGAGCACAATGCGATCGCCCGTGTTGTAGCACAGCGCGTCCAGCTCGGTAGTGGTCTGGAACGTCACCCGCTGCTGAAGGTATTTCATCAGGCGACGCATGCCGATCTGGTAGGCGTGATCCTGATTCAGTACCCCATCGAGTTTGTAATTCTCGATTTTCACCGGCGTGGGATTATCAGGCGCTCGGCATTTAACGGTCTCCTCCGCCCAGGTAGTCCCGTTGATGTATGTCACGTCGACGCTATCAAAATCATCGTCGGACGGTACGGTAAATCCGCTCTGCAGCTCCTCCACCATCTCATGCGGAGTGATCACGCCAGTCCAGGGCTTAATCCCCTCACGGTTGACCGTCGCCAGGCCATCACTCAGCAGAAAACGTGACTTCCCGGCATTGGCTATCTTCTGCAGCATTTCCAGCGCTGAGATACTGTCGCCGGTAGCAAAGTCGAAATACTCGCCGCGTGGTGTCCAGTATGCAGACTCCAGCGCGTTGATGGTGTCGACATCCATCTCCAATCCCAGCGAGTTCCCGACATGCAGCAGCGCCCCAGAAATGGTTCTGGCCGTTCCTGAGTCGTAGGCCCGCGTGGCCACAACGTTTACGCGGCGGTCCGACTGCGCCGCTAGCTTCCCGCCCGTCTCAACGGTCACCGCCATCAGCGACACGCCGGGATAGGATGAAGGGCGCGTCAGCAGTCGCCCTCGCAGTGCCTGCCAGTACATACTGTCTCGCGCGTTGTTTGAGCCCTGCTCATTGCGCCGACGGCAGCGAACTTCCACCAGCCCCGGAGAACTGAGGGTGATCCGCTCAGTGAAACCTAACCCGTTGATATTTTTCAGCGCGTACTCGCCCTGGTGACTCACCCACCCCGATCCGGAACCGTAGACGCGATACTGAATCTCCCACTCAACATGCCGGAGCCGCTTTTTCCCCTTACTGTCAAAGCCGCAAATGCCGTTCGGGAAAGAGAAATTCACCTCGAACATATCGACTGTCTCATTTTCAGGGCAAACCAGGAACGGCCCCAGCCAGCTCAGCGTGTCGTTAAGACCAGTGGCCTCATAGTCGATCATCGTCCTGGCGGTGAATCCCGGCCACGACTCATCAACGGACCCATTAACCAGGCGCGCCACTGTTGCCGTTGTGCCGTCGGCAAAGACGATCTGGTACTCATTCCCGCGGTGAGCAAGTGAAAGCCGTTGCACACCTTCAGGCATGCCCGAGAATGCGGTTCCCGTAGTGCTGTTATACGCAAGCGTCACGTTTGCCGTTACCGCCGGGCTGCCGCCGGTTGATGCCGTGCCGGAGGTGTAAACGGGGGCATCACCGAAAACGGCTGCAGGCAGCGAGGAGGATGTGATTGCCCCGCCCACGTAAGGACTGGCCGCCTCGGTTATCAGTACGGTACCGCCGTTGTCCCGTGCGACCAGGCCGGAGCCAGTGAGCCCCTCGGTGATAGCCGCCAGCAGTCCCGACATCGAGATGTAGTTCGCTACCAGCGACACCGTATAGGTGGTGCGCTGCCATGTGATCATGAACGTACTGGAGCTGGTCGAAAAATCGTAGGTGACGGGAGCCGCACTGGCCTGAATTTTTGCTGCACTGCCACCCTCGCCAGGCACCGCCTCCTGACCTGGGGTATAGGACGCAATGACGAGATCATAATCGACACTGTTGAAACTCAGCGTCACCGGCATACCCGCTACGGGAGCAAGTTCGGTAAGCAACGAGCTGGCAAAAACACTGTAACCAGAAGAGGTGGAGATCAGATAATTTGTCGGCGCCTTAATTTCAACTATGGCCCCCGTTACCCAGCTGTCCGGAAGAGAATTATCGTCCTCGTCGTCATCGTCACCATCATCCGTATCAAGGCCTGTAAACGTTACGGATGCACCAGAAACCGTCATGCTGTCAGCGATAATATCGTCGGAATCAGGCGAGGTCTGGGCCATGTCCAGCCCTGTTCCGCTTGATGTTCCACCGACCTCTGTCGAGTTGAACCAGTTCTCGCTGCGCTCATCGCCGGAAACATCCGCGCCGGGCGGAAAATAGGTGATGCTGAATCCCGGCAGCGTTGAAGCTGGCGTACTGCCAACCCGGATATCACCATTGGTATAAATCAGTTCACCGACACCGAGACACAGCAGCATCTGGACGCGCATTTTCGTAGGATCAGCAACGTCGAACCGGGTCACAGGCTGGACCACATAATCAGGGTAGATGCGCACCCGGCCAAACACCTCGCGAATCGGATCACCCAGCTTTGCGGTATTTGCCTTCGCCGGGTTCAGGTCGAGACTGCGCCCTGTGGATGAGGTATAGCCCCCCGTATCGATACTGCTCATCATAAAAAGCGAATAAGCTGCTGCAGCAACGGAGATGCCGACACCTATCCACGCGATGGTGGCGGCCTCCAGCCCGAAGGGCACCGGATAAAGCCGGACATCACTTTCAGGGTGGATCACGCAAGTAGCCCACTCGCCTGGAGGAATGGACAGACCGTCAACCTCAATGGTTAACGGCGGTACATCCCGATCCTCGTAACCTTCAACATTCACCGCCAGCCAGTTTCGAAGGCTGGTTACGCCATGCTCATGCGTTTCGAGAGGTTCACCGGGAAGCCGGGACGGGTAAAAACGAATGGTCATTGCCAGAACTCCACTTTGACAAATCGCCGCTTAAACCGCGCTAACGGAAGAAACGTTACGTTAGAGCCTGGATTGCATTCCGCCACATGCAGCAGGCCATCAATACTGACGACAATCCCCACATGGGTGACGGCTGAGCCGGAATAGCAAGCCACGCCAGCCCCTTCGCAGGGGTCGCAGCGCTCCAGGGTAAGCATCATTTGACGCGCCTCCCGGTCGAGGCCGCCGTCGTCTTTCGTGACCCCGGCAAAATCAGGCCAGAGAGGCAAGCCCAAATCGCGGCGTATCTCGTTCACAATGCCAAAGCAGTCGAGCTGCGGGTATACGCGACCGCCCTTCAGCCAGGCGACTGAAAGGTATTTATCAGGGTTAAACATGATGGGTTCCTTAGCTGATATAACGCAGTCCGGGGAAGACAGGGAGCGTGTAGCGGTAACGCGGCCAGGCCATATCAAGGACATTCATATAGCCCGCAATGATCTGAACCTCTGTTGCCGTCCAGTAACCCGACTTGATTTTCAGCGTATACGGTACTGCCGCAGGCGCGGCTAAATCCGTGGAGATAAAACTGCGGTATGTCAGCGATGCAGATAACCTGTTAGCCAGGGCATTGCGGATCGTCGTGGACACAACACCATCTACATTGCACAGGGCGAATTTCAAATCTTGCGTGCCGTCCGCATTGCGCGCCGGCAGCGCAATGTCTATCGCACAGGCTGAAAACGTTACGGTATCGCCGCTCTCCGTCGTCGCCGTAATATCCTCGTACCCCTGGCACAGGTAGTGAACATCTGAGCCAACGGTGATCTGCAGCGTTTCAATGATCACCTCCGGCCCGCTGCTGGCGTAGAGGCGGTTGAGTATTGTCATGATTTTTACCCAATAAAAAAGGCCACCCGAAGGTGACCTTAAAAATTGGTGTCGAATGTGGGTGTACCCTCACCGGCAGGATCGCTATTCCGCGCTTTATTTCACGCTCCGGCTACGGAGCGGCATGAAGGACTTTCCCACAAATCGACACAAGTGATTATGAAGGTGAAATGGTATTAATCAAGCCTTGGTCCACTCCTTATTCAGCGCAATATCCAGCAGTGAGCTGCCGACGATCCATTCCGGGTAATTACCCCATGGGGCAGGAGCAAGGGGGCGTTCCCATAACTCAAGCGTCGCCGTGTACTTCCAGTAAATCGGGGCCACCAGAAACGGCCCCTGATAAATATCTGTGAAGCGGCATTTGTAAAACTTAATGCCCGCCGGCGTCTGCAGCTTCATCATGAACCACGCTGCCCCGTCAGATAACGCATCACGGAACCAGGACTCAAACGCCAGGCCCTGCGCATCGGTTTCCATAATCCAGGTGATGCTGGCCTGCGTCGGCGTGGACGTAAAAGCCCGCCTTTGCCTCGCGCGACCGGTGGTTAACAGGGTTCGTTTTAACGGGCTCACAGGCTGAAATCCGTATCCTTCCTGTAATGGCATAGGGAGGCTGTCATGTGGGTAGTTGATATCAGTCATGCAGTCTCCCGGTAAAGTATCTCGAATAAAATTTCACCATTAACCTCAGGAGGATATTCATTTCAGAATAAAGCACGATGGAATCGAAGAAATCTCTGATTTTTTGGTTCAGATTAACGAAGATAAAAATCTTATTGAATCGACACAAACACACAAGGCGATATATTTATCAGCTCATCTTAAGAGCTAAAAGAAATCAGAAAAAACAGCATTATCAATATATTAATTTTATTGACTTTAATGTGAGCTTACATTGTTTCGGCACAGCCCCATATCAAAATAAAAAAGGGCGACGTGCCGACAGGAAATATACGTCAATGTGACTGCTTGTTTAAAAGCAACTCCTGAAGAAGAAGCGCAATAGAAACAAAGATCAAAACCCCACAAAAAACAATTTTTGCAAAATCATAGTTAAACACGGTTGTAAGCGTATCATTATTATATAAGTGATTATGCCTATAGGAGTAAGTTGTGTAAATCTCATCACATATTTCAAGAGTTCCACCAACTATCAAAACAAGCCAAAGAAATGAAAACTTCACTCGGACCTCCTTACGTTTACGTCTCCTATTGAAGATAAGCCCGCCAATAAAAAGAGGAATCATAAAAGCTATAAAGTCTTTAAATGTAAATGTTAACAACGCTTCCATTAATAAGATCCTTGTGTTTTCTTGCACCTACTCAGATTGCTAGACTTACCTACCTAATCAAGTCTCAGCTAATGCAGTTTAGCTTACCTAGGACCGTGTCGTGTATAGTTTCCTTTTAGAGCGTTGCCAAAAGCCCCTTGTGGCATGGTAACCTCCTTTGTGAGTTCACCTTTTAACTGCCTGGAAAGCAGTCGATTATTCTGATTGAGTGTAGCGCTCAACTGCTCCGGAGTAATACCCTGGAGATGAAACTCCTGATTAATCGGCGCGTGTACAGTTGTTTGCCTACGGTTATCGCTGTTAACGTTCTGAACACCAGTACCAAACCCTGTACGCCCCAGAGTTGCATCAAGCGGTTTGCCATTTCGAAGTGCCTCAAGCTGAGACACGCCGATCCGGTTCGTTGATGCCTGGTCGAAGACGTACTCTCCTTTGTGAACAATACCCGCTGGCTGATACTTACCACCGGGGCCGGTGTAACCGCCGGAGGCGAATCCAACTCCTGAAACAGCCTGGATATTTGAGACGATACTGGCGGTCTGCGCAGCGATTGAGGCCATAGCGATGATGTTGGCCGGATAAGGCGCGCTAACTGCACCGCTTGCTATAGCCTGCTGGATTTTCACCATTGAGTCCGCGATAGCGAATGCCTTGCTCGCAGCAAAAGCGACCTTGTAGATTGCCGATTGCTCACCAAACCCCGTTCGCATGATGTCGGCGGTACTGTCAAACAAGGACTGCGTGGCCGCAGATATGATGGTGTTTTTCTGAGCCTCTATGACCTGATTTGCATCCGCTGCACGCTGACGAATCGAGGTCATTCTGGCCTCACCCTCGGCAGTTATTTCGCCGGCCTTCGCATAAGCTTCCTCCTGAGCTGCCAGCCAGCGCTGGAGCTCTTGCTGAGCCTGGTCATATTCGTTGATTTGCCCCTGCATCCCCTCAAAAGTTCCAGAGAGTCGCCCTCCTGTGGGTGTCAGGTTTCCTACAACATTACGAACCGTCGAGGGCAGTTGCATATCGGTATTTTGATAAATATCTGCCCGCGTTTTTTCATATTCACCGGGTTTGAGTTGCCCGGTTGCTTTGGCCTTCTCCAGTAGTTCAAGGCGGGTTTTAAGCAGATCGTTGGTCCGCTCATCCTTCGTCTTTACCTGTTCCTGCATCTTCCGGTAATCGTCCAGGGTTTTTACGGAGTTTTGCAGTGCCTCCTGCTGCTTATACGCCTGGAGGATTTCATCTGAACGGGAAAGGATCGATTTCTGGTCAGCGGTGAGCTGCGTTTTAGACTTGAGGTCAGTAATTTGCTGTTCGAACTTAACCCGCGCCTGAGTTGCGCTGTTAAGCTTGTCACTGGCGTCAAGCTGGGACTGCATGGCAGCGGTCTGCTGGTTTATCTGATCAAGCAACCTGGTTGCTGCGTCCTCGGTATATGCTTTACCCTTTGGCGTCTTGGGTGGTTTCGGATCTTTGTACATCTCGTTAATGCGAGAAACATTTTTTGCATATTGCTCTGCAGTAATTGCACCAGCCTTCAGGAATTCGCTTTGCTGCTTAATAGCTTTATTGCGCTTATCCGCATTGCTCAGATATTGCTGGTTAACGCGATCTGCTTCCTGCTGCGTTTTAATTCTTTGCTGTTCGGCTTCCTTAGCCTTCGCCTGTCCTTTGGTTACATCCCCCTGAAGATTGGCAACTGATTCGAGCAAATCTCTCTGTTTTATCATCTCCGGGAGGTTGGTAAACCTCGCGCTAAAACTGTTCCAGAACCCACCATCTTTTTGCCCTTTTTGGGCTTCAGCAATATTTTCGTTTAAGGTGGCAAGTTTATCCGTTAGTGTTTGTTCACGCCCAATATTGAGCATCGCATCCCAGGCGCCTTTGGCCGTTTTACCCAGCGAGTCCCATGCACTTTCAAGAAGACCAAGATTCTGATGAATATCATTCGCACGCTGCTGCATGGCATTGGCGTAAGCATCAGTAGCCACCCGTGCAGCATCCTGCTGATTACCTTCATCCTGTAGCGCTTTAATCTGGTTGTAGGTTGCCAGTGTCAGAAAGTGGTACTGGTCGTTAAGTTTGGTAATGGCCGCAACCGGGTCAGCAGTAATGTCGTTGAAATCACCAACCAGCTTATCGGTAGCAATGCCCGTCGCCTCGCTGGTCTTAACAATGGCGGTTGTCACGCGCTCCAATGAGTCGCCAGCTACTTTACCGGATAACACCAACTGATTCAGCGTTGAAGCTGCTGCACCGGTTGTGGAGTTAGCTGCGACCGATACACGGGCCGCCATATCTGCCAGTTGACCGGAAGTTTTGCCTACCAGATTACCAGTGAGAACGAGAGACTTATAAAATTCGTCCTGCTCCTGAGTGCCTTTGTAATAGGCCAGACCAAGAAATCCGACCGCCGCAGCTGCAAGAGTTAAAGGGTTAACCAACCCCATAACATAGGTGCCCACACCCTTAATTGCCGGACCAATACCACCAAACATATCTTTTAACTGCCCGCCCTGCTGCATCAGCACCATAAACGGAGACTGACCGGTGGATAAGCCGACAACAATATCTGTCATCTGAGCCGGGATCATGCGCATGGCATAGGCGGTCTGGGCGGCGGATTGGCCGGTTTTACCAAGGTCGTCGCGAAATCCTGTTAGCCTGTTTCGTGTTTCCTCGATTTTCTTTGAATAAAGATCGAATGTATCGGTATCTACCATCCCCTTGGATTTGAATTTCGCAAGATCCTGCTGTTGTTTATCCAGTTTGTTCAGGGCGGCGTTTACCGGGTCGATACGATCTAAAAGTTCAGAAAGGGACTGTTTTTCTTCATCAGTGGCCTTTGTCACTTTCCCTGCACTGGTGGCAGCACGTTCACCTGCCTGCGTCATTTTTACAAGTGCAGTTGCGAGATTGTCAGCCTGCTTTTCTGCCCCAGAGCTGTCAATAATAATGGCCAGGCGGGAGGTTTGTTCTGTCACGTGCTTTTCTCCGGGCAATAAAAAACCCCGCCAAAGCGAGGTTGGAACTTTTTGAAACTGTCGGGTCTTTACTTCATTGGCGGTAAAACATTATTGCTACGATAATCACCGCAAAGACAGTAATTGCAATTCCAGCGATTAACTTTACATTGACATCAGCCAGCCTATCACTAGCTCCAGTATTGTCAGTGTTAGCTATTATCTTCGAAGGAGTTACATCACTCCCGCAATGCTTGCACTTCACCGCTTCGGAATTTATTAATTCTGCGCAGTAAGGGCATTTGACTGAAGTTCCGGACGCTTTTAGCTTATCTCCCACCAGAGCAATAATGATACCTGCGATGGCTACGAAACCTCCAAATATCATATAATTTTGGCGCGATGATATTAATCCAAGATTGTTAACCCTATAGCCACCGCTTGTCGCTACTGTCACATCCATAAATAGCGCCGATACAGCAAAGATCACCCCTATTACAATCGCTAAGTATCCAATAATCTTCACTTGTCTACCCCATAAATTAAAAAGCCACCAGATGGTGGCTTTATCATTCAGCTTGCGTTCTCACAACCCGGCAGGCTGCGGTCAATCACAAGATTACCCTCAACACGCAGACCAATCTTACCGAACAGGAAGGAGTGGTTAAGTTGAGTGACAACTACGTCAGACAGACCAACTGCACAGCGATCTTTTTCAATCGCTCGATCAGCGGCTGTTTTAACGTTCGGGATGCCAAGAGGGAAGATGATAACCGGATAGCTATCTTCTGCTGTTACACGTTTCCCTTTATAGAACTTACCCCCATTGAGGTTGTAATTTTTAGTACTCGCCACAGTCAAATCTGCAACACGTACTGTACAACCAGAAAGTAACAGCGCTCCAAGCGCCAAAGCGATGACTTTTTTCATTATATGTTTCCTTTGATTGCAATCGGAAACATCCTATCATCGACTTTCAGGAGCATGGACCACCATTAATGGTAGGTCAGTTGCTTCCTTTCTTATCCGCTGCACGTTTCTGTGCCTCTGCCCACTCAGCCCTCCAGGCATCATCGAGAGCCAGTATGGCTGCGTCAAACTCAATGCGGTCAATCAGGATGGTGCGCGATGCCAGGTAAAGCTCAATATCGTTCAGGGATAGAGGGAGCGGCACTCCGGCCATGCCGGCATACTTCCTGCCGCGCGATATCATGGCGTAAGCGTTGAGGATCTCCCCAGTAACTGCATCGATTTCAGGCTCTGGAATGGGCGGGAGATTTAGTTTCTCCCTGCGCCACTTTGCTTTCTCGCCCTGTTCGCCAGCGAATTCCTTTAGCCACTTTTGGGCCTCTATGGCTTTTTTACGGTTTCCTGAGTCTGCTGCTCCTTACCCTGAGCAATGCTTGCGGCCTCGGCCAGTATCCGCCAGTACAAATCCGGGTACTGTTTCAGCATGGCGATCCCGAGCTCTGGGGTATAGTCGAGAGCAACCTCTGAGCCATCCACCAATTGGCCCACCCCCTCCCAACCTTTCAGCAGGAACCGAGCGGCGTTATCGATCAGCAGGTCATCAACAGAGTCGATCTCGCCCACACTGGCGAGATCGAAAGCATCCGTACCGACCTGGTAGCTCGCGTCCATTTTGTCGATATGGCGCCGCACCAGCGCATTGCGTGAGCGGTATTGTGGATTCTCGCTACTGGCCACCAGCAGACGGAGTTTAAATAGCGCCTCGTCTTCCGGCGTGAATTTCTTTTTACTTCCTGCTGGCTTTTTGTAAGGGTAAAACCAGCGTTCTCCGTTCAAATCAATTTGAGAAGAAATAATCAGCATAAAGACTCCCAAAAAAGCCCGTTCCGCGATGACTGCAGAACGGGCCAGGTAAATTAAGGCGCGGTAACGGTGATTTCAGACGTTGCGGTAAAGGTGCGGGCCTTACCGGTGATGGTTGCAGTACCGGCTGCGTTACGTGTGACTTTCGCTGTTTTCTGCCCGGTAGAAACCACGCTGGCGATAGTCGGATCCGATGACGTCCACTGGACGGTATCAGTTGAATCAGCTGGCGTATGCGTGGCGGTTAACGTCACCGTGGATCCCACGGCCCCAGTTGAAGTGGCTGGCGCAACACTGATTGCCGTCGCCGGCACTTTAGGCACGCGCGTAATCGTCGGCGGAGTATTGGCCGCGGTGATATCCAGCTGAACCTGAACAATGTCAGTGCTCCCCGCATCCGGCCAGTCGCCGGAGATCTGCACTTCCGGGAAATCGAAGGTATAGGCGCCTTCAGCATTCTCCAGCGTGAAGCTAAACGGCACCGTTTCGCCGGTGAACGTTTTTTTGTAAACCTCCCAGGCAGCCTTTGACCATGACAGCGTGATTTGACCTGACGGGGTAAAGGTTGTCGGAATGTTTGCGCCGGCGAATGCCGAACCGGTACCGATGCAGCGCTGAGTCTGCATATTGTTGTTGAACTGGATGTTGAAGGTGTCGACGCAGAAACCTGTCCCGCCATCAACACCATTTAGCCGGATGTTCGTGACCTCTTTGAAGGAGTAACGCAGCGCCCCCGCTAAATCCACCGGCGCGGTGAAATAGCTGGTATCGTCCCCCTTCGTCTCCCAGTCCAGCCCTGCAAACGTAATGGTTGCAGTGATATCACCATCGGCCGGGATTTCCATCTGGAAGGTGCCAACCTGGCAACCGCGGGCAATCTGGGCGATCCCCACATCACTGGCAAAAGTCGCCACGGAGAACGTAATGCGACCATTACCCATCGTTAGCACGTTATTTAGCCATTCGGAACCGAAGCAGCTGGCAAGAAAATCATCATGCTGGTTCCAGCGAAACCGCGTGCCGACATCGCCGCCGACATCCACTGTGCCGCGTGAAACACCTTGCGCCATGCGGTCACCAGCGATTTCGTCATTGTCGTTGGTGTTCTGCGTTGGTTTCAGACCAAATGAAGAACGACGCAGCAGGTTCCACGCCCCTGCTGTAGGCGTGATTCCTGGCGTTGTCTCGCGAATAAACGCGGCTACTACTTTTGCACCTGAGCTCACAGGAGCCTCCTGTTTTTTGTGCGCTACAGAGCGCGATAAGGAATTTGAAGATTGAGCTGTAACCAGCCATCGGTCTCACCCGCCGGCACAGCAGAAACAGCGAAATAACTCAGCTTTCCGTCATCCTTAAACTCGAATAGCTCCGTTAGCTGATCGGCCGTTCGGGAGATAAGCAACGTCCCGGAACCGACCGGAACAAAAAGCTGAATGATGAGTAAGCCCGTCCTGTGGACTACCGGCCCGTCCCCGATCTCGGTTGCGCCAGCCTGCCCAGCAATGTTGGTTAGTCGGGCCCAGATATCGCGGTTACTGGGGTCAAATACCGGGCCATTGGGATAATCCACCGCATCAGAGGCAATAGCGGTCTGTGCCGCCATTCGGGAAATGACAGCGTTTCTGATTTCTGTAAGGGTCATTTGTAGGCCTGAATAACACCATTAAACGAGACGGCATAGACGCCTGTCGGCGCCTGTGTTGAGTGGCCATTCTCCAGAGGCACGGAGTAAGGCAGGTTCGACTGGATGTAAATCACCGAGTAGGCTGGCGCCTGGTCAATGATATTTTTGCCATTAAGAAACGTCATTGTCCCGCGCGCATCCGGTTCGGTCGGGACGGAATGATTAGGTTCGCCGATGCTGACGAAATGCGATGCCCTGAAGGTTCCTGCGCGATACTCAGCCGGCCGCCTGATATCCATGCTGTCATTAACACGGACTTTCTTTCTGAGACGGCCTGTCTTTGTCAGGTTGGCAGGATCGGCATAAAGAGATTCGTTCCATTCCCCAACAGCTTTGTTGTACTGAACCGCAGTCGCGTTAATGGCCCACAGCTCCGGGTTTCCTACCGGCGACCGCTGAACGATTTCATTCAGCAGTTGAATGGCGATTGTCCGCTGGCGTAGTTTGACATCTTCTGCCACCAGCCCGGCGAATGCCGCCGGGTCAATGTTCCAGCCCTTAGCCATATCACGCCCTCCGCAGTTGAATGGAGTACGCAGCGCCAGCAGAGTCGGCAGAAGCGGTGATGACCTCGTAGCGCTGAAGCTCACCCGTAACCGGATCCGGTGCGGTGATGATATGCCCGACGGCCGGCTTATCAGTCACCTCGTTAACCAGTGCGGTTAGCTTCACATCACCATGCAGAATGTTAACGCCATCGATACGGCGCAGCTTATAGCGCGCCAGTACTCCACGCCCCGAGTAAGTCACCTGCGTTTCAGTGCCGGTTTCCGTCACCGGGTCCCAGGCACCCCGAACGGTATATGACCCAGTGAAATCCTTAACGGCATCCTGCAGGTCGGTATCGAATGCCGCGGCGACTTCGGTTTGCAGCTCGTCACGAATGCCCATTGCACCCACCAATACGCTGCTGAGGTTTAACGATCACTGTACCGTGGAGTTTGCGGGTATAAATTTCGCCATTGCGCTTAACCCGCAGCGGGAGCGGAGCAAACTCTACAACACCCTTTGCCTGATTTGCGTAAACGACATGTCTGATCGGGTTTCCATTCACAAACACATCGCGGGGACCGAGCCCGTCGCCGGCATAATGCACATATGGATTTTGCATGTTACCCCCTTACCGCCGCTCAATATGAGCATGGATAAAGTCGGTTTTAAGCGACTCCATAGCGCCAACCATCACATAGGGACGTCCACCGTTATGCCAGCAATCAATCGCGTTACCCTCATCATCAAGCAGTATCACTGCGACACTGTGGCAGCCGCCGTTTTCGGCTCTCTCCAGAGCCTGTTTCAGCAGGCGAATAACCTGGTCGTTATCGAGGTTGTGATGGCTGGGCTTTTGAAATGGGACCACCTTCAAATCGGACATATCACGCCCTCACAAAGAACGTCTGGAAAGGGTTAATCATCCACGGTTTGAGCATATCCAGCGCCAGCTGCAAATCAGGATCGAGTAATTCAGTGCTGGTGGTTGAAAGCTCGGCAAAAGTGCGGGAAACCTTCACATCGTCGGCCTCAACGCTTTTGCTCGTCACCACGCCGGAATCTGTTTTTTGCTGATACAGATTGCCTGCAGCGGCTACGGAAGCGATAAACGCTCCGGCTTGCTTAACTTCTTCAGGAATATGCTCCGGGTCGATATCCTGAAGGTTAAGCGCCGTCATCCAGGTGTTTGCCTGGAGCACGGCTTTACCCTTTTTGTCGGCGGCAGCCCAGGTATCCCCCAGCAACTCGTCAACGTCCTGGATTGTTATATAAACGGTCATCGGATCCTCACCAAAAGAAACGGGGCTTTCGCCCCGTCGGTTAACCACCCGCAGGAGCAGTGAACGCAATCGCTTCAGTTGTTTTCACCACACCGTCAACGGTAGCCGTCACCGTGAAGGAGCCGGCCGTAGGAGAGGTGAGTTTCACCGTCGAGCCACCAGCAGACCCTGTCTGTGACGTCGAAGCACTTAGCGTGCCGCCAGTAGACGTCCACGCCACAGCTGCCCCGGAGACTCCGGCACCATTTCTGGTGTACTTGAGCGAAACGGTCACCGCGTCGGTACTGTCAGCAGTTGCGGAAGTTTTATCCACTGACAGGGTTACTCCCCCGCAGGGGCTTCCAGCTTAATCAGTACGCCTGCAGTGGATTTGTTACTGGTGAAATGTTTCTTCCAGTTCGCGCCGGTGCCGATTTTGGTCAGGTCAGGGTTAGCGCCCTTCGTCTCATCCCAGCTGTAACCCAGCAGTTCAACGTTAACCGTGCCCTCTGCGCGATAGCCAATGGCAAGGTTTTCCTGGTCGTTGATATCGTAGGAACGGAAGCCCGGAGCCTGTGATTCCGTTACGGATACCGCGCCGGCCACCAGCCCCAGAATCGCATCAACTGGCATGGTGTCAGTTACCAGCACCGGTTTACCCAGCGTACCTGGCTGTCCGCCATAAACCACCACGCCAGCTTCTTCGTAAATTTTGTTGTCGATAGCCTGATCAACAATGTCGAAATAGGTCGTGGAATGCATAACGAACAGCGCAACACGGTTAAATTTATCGCCGTATTTACGCAGGCCGCGGGTCAGGGTTTTCTTACCATCAGTGGCAATATCCGCTGAAACCGTCATATCAGCATTTGCGCCAATGGCTGCCACAAGCCCCTGAAGTGCATACTTGATATAACCTTCAAGCGTTGCATCAGCGACGTCGACGCCGATCACTTCGGAGAATTCGCTTACATCGCGACCACGACGTTTAAACGCTTCTTCAGTGGTTTCATACGGGCCGTATTTCCACGGCGCCTTAACACTGACAGATTCACCGGCACCGATTTTTTTACCCGTTACCGGGTCGGTGGAGTTAACGTTGCGCGATTCGATAGAACCACCAACTTTATAGAAGGTGCGCTTGCGAAAATCACCCTCGATCAGTTCGTTGTCGAGAATGATTGCGCCGTTTGAAGCGGCGTTGAAGACTTCCAGATTATCCTGGCGACGCTCAAGAAACGCAGTCTGCGCGAGGTCGTCATAGATAATCAGGTCACTGTTTACGGTCGTAGGCATTGATTAGTCCTTACTTAGGCAATTTGAGATAGGCCTGCTGGCCATGTTTGCGGATGTAGTCCGCTTTGTCGCTTGAGCTCATTTCTGAACGTTTCAGACTACCGCCACCGCCACCGGGTTTATGACCACCAGCCCCGGAGCCTTCGGCGCGCGGGAACAGGTGCGGGGCCGTCTCTTTCAGAGATTCAGCCCACTCAACCGGGGTGAGCGGAGTTTTGCCGTCTTTACCGAACAGAACATCGCCATTTGCATCAACTGCTACGGCCTCGCCTTCGTCGTTGAGCTGGAATGTGCCTTTAGCACGAAGAATCAGATCGTCGGATGCTTCTGGCAGCGCGCCAGCCTTAAGCGCTGCGCTGCGGATAGCATCACCCAGGACACGATCACGGAATTTGTTGGAGAACGCTTCCGCCTTTTCAGCGCGTTCATTAGCGGCTTTGATTTGCTTATCAACATCAGCACGTAGCCGCTCAGTGCGTTTATCCAGTACCTCGTCAATTTTCCCGGCGGCGATCAGTTGCGCCTCTTCATCATCAGAGAAACGCTGGAGAATAGTTTTCACCGCGTCAGGATCGATACCTTCAAAACGCTTAAGCGACTCAGTGGACTCTTTGAGCTTACCGAGTAACTCACTATTTTTATTTTTCAGGCCTGAAACCTGAGCACTGACCTGCTCATCGATCAGCTTTTGGATTTCCGGCGTAATCTCGGGCGCACCACTACCGGAGCCACCGCCATCACCACCTTCACCACCAGCTGCCGAATAATATTTAATGAGCATGTTACGAATAAGCATGTTGTCCCCTTGGGATAGTTACTGTGGGCCTGGCCCAATAAAAAAGGCCGCCCCAAGGCAGCCTGATTGAATAAGATATGTTAGTTAAAGCCTGGCGTTTCTGAATGCCTGCTCATCCTTTGAGCGCAACTGGTCCAGCGTCAGCCACTCGCCCCTGTCGTTGTAGAACTCATCGGGAGACATGCCGCCATCACGAATCAGCCTGGCGCGCGTTTCTCCGACAATCTCAGCTTGTCGCGTGAACGACTGCCGGGAGAACCAGTCCTGGTAATTCGTATCAGCCGGAACCTGTCCATCCATGCTGGCGCGCGAGCTATTCTTGATTTCGCCGACTTTGATACCCAACTCCTCGGACGATTTCAGGATGTAAGTTTCAGTGCTCCGACAGCAAAAGTGGATTTTTCCAGGTCCCTGCAGATAAGGCACCTTGTGCCCTATCGGTTTATTATCCAGCGTGTACTTGAGACGGTCGCGGATCCGACAATCCTTTGATGTCCGGTTATCCAAAGTAGATAACCACTGCTTACCCTTCAGAATGTCGTCGTTCGCCGACGCAAAGCTTTGTCTGGCTGTCGATGCAAGATGCCCTACTGCCGTTTTTGCAATGCTGGCTGCATTGGCCCGGCTCATCTGCAGCGCACCATCCTGGTAACCACGATTAGCATGGCCACGGACCTTTTTTGCGATTTGCTCCTGCGTATCGCCCAGCAGGAATCCCTGCCGCACCGTATTGGATATCCGCGCCATCCGATCAGCTTCGAGGTTGCTGGCCCATTCACTCAGCAAACGTCCCTGGAATGGACGCCCCATCGCCGCGGCATAAACCGCATCCGGGGAGATACCCACCAGCGGATGAAGAGCAAGAACATCGTCGGGAATAGCAAACTGGAAGAGGCTCATCTGAAAAGTGGCTTCGTGCTTCGCCAGTTCCTGCAACTCGGCAGTAAGAGCTGCATACATCGACTGAATCGCATCCTTGTTTATCGCCCTGACGCTTACCAGTAACGCTTCCAGCCTAGAAACGGTAAAGCTCTCAGCGTCCAGCGTATCAATAGCCACCAGCAACCTTGCGGTAAGTTCGGCGTCGCTGTCATTCAGGACTTTTATCATCCTGTTGGCAACGCCGTTACTGTAGCGACTCACCCATATAGCGTGGGCTATGGTTTCATCCTGCAGTTTGTCATTCGCCGTTGCCATTATTGCCACCAATCAGGTTAGGCGCGCCGTTACGAATAGCGTCAATGACAGTTTCAGGGTCATCAGCGGGATCTATCAGGTCAAGCCTCTGCAGAGCTCTGACCATATCAGTGTCGCGAATCGCACCGTACTGCCAGGCATTGACGATTGCCGTTACCATGCCGGATTCTGCGACTTTGGCGATAAACTCCTGATTGATGCTGTAACGGTATTCCTCTCCTTTTATGCCGAGATATCTGGCGCACCAGCCGAGTGCCAGCGTATAGGCCTCCGAGACATTGGAAACGCAAATGCCGAGCACCGATGTGGATGCGGTTTGCTCGCCGCTGGATTGAGTGGCGGTTTTAACCGCGCCGTTCTGCTCGATAAGCCGGGCGCCAAGCTGAACAGAATAATCACGCTTACTGTCCATCGCCTCTTTAGCCAGGGTGTTTGGTTGCGCCTGAGCATAGGTAAAACTCCCCTCCTTCGGCAGCAGGAATGGAGAACGAGAACCGACACGAATTCCCTTATCCTGCAGCCAGTCACGCCAGGCGGTATCAAGCCCGGAAATCACCGGCTGAACCTGACCGCAGAAAAATACGCTGTCTTCGTAATCCGCCGAATTTCGATAATGACCAAGGTTAATTTCAACGAGGGCGGCTAATGGCGACTCGTCGATGCTGGGATCGTTATTTTGTGCACCAACGAAGGTAAAGGGGATCTCATCCCAAAAATCCTCACCTTTAGGCTTCGGGTGATACTCAGAATCGACGGAAAAAGACCCTGCATCGGCCGACTTTCGCCACACCCTGCAGATAAACTTGCCGTCCTCCAGGGCAAGTTCCCGATACTGGATTTCATCCTTGTACGCAAAACCATCTTCCTTTTCCATGCATTCGCGTAAAACCACCAGCACCAGTTGATCGCGTCCATTGATGCGTTTGGTGCGCCAGTTAATGATGCTTTCCGCCTGATAACGAAGGATGATCGCCTCGTCGGTCTCAGCTGCATAATCCGTATAAAGCCCCTCGCGCGCGGCCTCCAGAATATTTTCTGTAACCTGCTGAGACTGCTGATAAATGCTGGCACCAGCACCATCGGCGTTATCACGAAGATAATTCAGTTTATCCGGCGCGGTCATGGTCGGGTCTTTTCTGAATGCCAGCCCCAGTAACCCCACCTTTGTATTGCCCGTTATCGCGTAGAAAACGGCGCGCTGAATGTAATCAGCATTGCGCTTTTTATTGCGTGCAGACTTATCGGACGGATCCAGAAAAGGGAGGTATTCATTCCCGGCGGCCTTTACAGCATCAGCCCCTTTGCACACGTCACGAATTTTTTTCCACACGGGCATCGCCGCCCTGACCTCAGGGCGAACATAAGTAATATCGTTATTGGCCATCAGAATGTCGTGTCCAGTGAAATAGAGAATGCAGGTCGAACGATTGGGAATTGCTTCACAATGAAGTAACCGGCGCCATCGTTGGGGTGATCGTTATCGCTCTTTTTATCCGGCTCGCCGTTTTTATCCCACACCTGTTGTTCCAGGCAGTCGGCATAGACCGGGCAACGGGCCGCATTCACCTTGTACCGGCGTTCACCATTACCATTACAGAACATGGCGTTCATGGCGTTGATGCGGTCCTTTACCGGCGGGTTAGCATCATCAACGATGACGTTAAATCCGGCCTGTCGGAGCTGCTCAATATCTGTTTTGCTGGCGTTGTTTGATTTCCTGGAATCACCAGAGGCATCCGGGTAAATATAAATCTCGCGGACCTTGCGGTAGTCACCGTCGGCATACAGCCAGAAACGTTCCTTGATGATGCGTATCATGTCTGGCGTATCGTAAGCGTTGATAATCTCTGTTACCGCGTGTGGTAAGCCGAGCCGCAATACATGGACGATCCCGGCCATCTTCCCGACGTTGAAATCCATCCCGATATACAGCGCTTCACCTGGCTGCTCTTCCTCACTGGAATTATTCAGCACTCTGTCGAACTGATGATAAATGGTGCCGCTGGTCAGGTTAGTAAACTGGCCGTTCAGATATGCCTTGATCAATTCCGGCGGGTAACTCGCCAGAAGCGAAGGAATATAGTCATCCGGCAGGTTCTTTTCGTTGTCGAATGTCGAAGCCTGTACCAGACCATACATCGACCTCAGTTCAGGCTTTTCCCTCACAGCCTTAACAAACTGGTTATAGACGAACTTAAATCCTTCAGGTGTGGTAGTCACGTCAATGCCATTACGCAGACCATCAACTTTATAACGCATACGCGCGATTATTTTTCGCCACGCCTGACGCGCCTTATCCGCTTTCAGAACGTCGAGTTCATCCACCAGCGCATTGCCGATTTTAAAGCCTACTATCGTGTCGGGCTTTTCCATCGACCGACAAATTGTCGTGCCGCGGTACTGGCACCCACTGTAGAAATGGACCTCTTTGTTGCTTTCAACGATTTTGACTTTCAGTCCCCAGTCGTGAGCAACTTCTTCCACCGTGGGGTAGAAAATATCGCGGATCTGAGGATAAGTCGGGGCAAAGTAGCCTTGGTTTATTTTGGGGAACTCCCAGAACCCTTTGCATATTCCACCGCAGCCTACCCATGTCTTACCGGATCCAAAACCAGCTACATAGGCTTTGAACTTCTGCTGCATAGCCAGAAAACGAGCCTGGGGAACGTTAAGCGTCGGAGCTATCGCCATCCTCTTCCCTCACTCGCGCATCGACTACGTTGATATTGATCGCAACTGGCGTTGGTTCGTCATCTTCTGGGTCAGCGGCCAGCTCTTTACGGAGCTTGTCGATCTCCAGCTGCCGGCGCTCGATTTCAATCTGCTGTAGACGCTGGGCGAACTCACTGTCAGCCAGGCCGAGACGTTTCATCACCGCCTCGTACATGCGCTCACGGCTGATGGCGGTTATCTCAACGCCATTCTTACCAAGCTTCACACCGGAATAGGCAAGCGCAGCATCCGGCGCCAGCTTGCGCGTATCGGCGAAGAAAGGCTGGCCGATGCCATCACCATTACAGCGAGGACATTTCGGGTTAGGCGAGCTGGTATGGTCGTAACCGTAGCCGCCTCTGTCGTTTGGCTCTTTCCCTTTCTTCGCTAAAGCCTCAGCCAGCTTCTCTTCGAACTCAACCGCATCGCGCCATTGATACTGGTGACCGAAGCCCCAGCAGTAACGGCAGCTCCCGCGGCGATACTGAGAAAGTTGGTTGGCGTCGAATGTTGCCAGCCGCCACATCTGCTCAAGCACTTCATCCGCGCTGCCAAGCGTGCGCACAATGGATGCTTTCTGCTGCTGCGCAATGGCCTGCGCAACTGAAGTTTTCTGAAGCAGCTGATAGCCAATTTGTTCAGCAGTCTTCTTGCTGTACCCGGCACGGATAGCGGCCTGCGTGGCGTTGTGGTCCTTCAGGTATTCTGCGACAAATAAACGTTGCTGATCGGTGAGGCCATCATCATCCACCAGCTCTTCTGCGCACTTTTCCTTTTGCGCAGTGCGCAGTTTCTTCTGCGCAGGTTTTTGCGCAGTTTGCGCAGTGGGTTTCTTGATGTATCGGCGGGCAGTAGCGTAATTCAGTCCCTGCGCTTCACACCAATCCTTCGGTGATACGCCGGTTGCGGCATGATCGGACAGGAACCGTCGCTGAAGCTCGCCCCAGTCCGGTTTTGCCATGGATTATTCCTATTTAACGTGAGGGAGAAAAAGGAATTACTGATTCTCCATAAAATATTCACTTTTATGTTTTGGAATTAAGGCTCTTTAGTTCAGGAGTTATTATGAAAAGAATTATGCTTGCTGTTTTTGTGATCTGTGGTGCGCTGTCTCTTTCAGGATGTTTCCTTCCCCCTGGGCCTCATAGCGGCGGACATGGTGGAGATCACTTCCATGGTCCAGAGCATCGTTAACCGCCTGAGGACTTTCATTTTACAGAAATGAAAAAGGCCGCAAAATTATGCGGCCTTTGGTCACTACCAACCAGCGTATAAAGAATCTCTCAGGAGCCAACAGAGAGAGGTGCATCTATCCGGCTAACTAACCTCTGGCGTTCTGATGTTGGCAGGCAGAGACGTTATGAGAGTATTGAGTATTTCAAAATACACCGGGAGAAACAGACAATGATATCAGTCCATTGTCTGACGGGCATTATCACAGGCACTCAATGAATACCTGCTGTAATGCGGTCAGATACCAGTTTATAACCTGACCAAATGTTACTTAGATCACAATCCATAGAACCACCCACCAATGCCAAAGGCTGCAGCGATCACCAGACAAGCAATTGCCGTTTTAGGCATTAACACACCGTAAAATGCAGGAGACAATCCCAGGAATAAAACCATTAGCACTGGCCACATACTAAGCAACAGGAAAAAGTAGCCATTTATACCACCGCTGCTAAACGTCACATTCACTCCAAACCATTACCCGGACTTTCCATAGCTTGGTTGCTTCGTTGCATGATATCATACAACTGCCCCTTATACAGGAGCTTTAACATTATCACAGGCACTCGATGAATGCCTGCTGTAATGCCTTAGCTGACTTTCTCAGCGGCAGTATCAAACAGCGCCAGCGCTTCGGTCGCTTCCTGGATTGCCTTACGGGTCTTCGAGACAATCTCACTTTCCGTGAAAACACGATCGAAAGAGTCAGCGAATAGCTCAGACTTCAGATAGCTGTCGCCTACCCAGTCAATGGCCAGCTTGGCCGCTGCGGTGTCATAATTAACTTTCTTGATTATATCCAGGCGGATTTGCTCGGATGCAGTGATCTCTGACATGTCTTACCTCTGTGCGATGTGGGGAGTATTATCGAAGCCATTCGACAAAATAGCCTCTGTGATGCTTTTGCATTTATCTTTGCCGTGTGTACAAGCTGAACGGTTTCCTTACGGATGCCTGTTACGCACAATAAAAAAGGTCGCATAAAAAATGCGACCTTTGGTTGGTACCAGTTTGAAAACTAAAATCTCTCAGGAGCCACCCGGGAGAGGCTTTTCTGCTTTTTAACTGACCACTGCCGTTTTGGTGTTGGCTGGCAGTGATAACGTGGTGATAGCTTCATTTAAGTTATCGAAAGCATTTAAATATCGAAAGAGCTCATTGAACCAATCATTTTCAACTTGCCGGAACATTCAACCAGAGCACCAGGCATCTCTGCTGGTCTTTTGATGGCAATTCTCAGCTCTCCCGAACGAGGCCGGTAACTAACAATTTATTCGACAGTTCCTTCGGCATTAACCCAAAGATCTAGATGCTTGATGTAGCGTTGGATGGGCACATAAATAACCACCCCATCTACAAGGTTAACGGACTTGATAACATATCCCTGCGGAGCTAAATAATCCCCATCACAATGAGGGTGAATAGAGTGCTCGTCACCGTATCGATAACCATGCGGAAGTAGAGGGAGTGAATTTCTTGTCATGGGCAGCTTCTTAGATAGAAGGAATTGAAAATCCATAGTGCCTTAATGCACCTGACTTAGATACCAACTTTTCATTTTTCAGCGCTCTGTTGTCTCGTATTCTGATTTTTTGTTCATGTGGCCATGTAAATTTCAATACCTAAAGTGTTCTGCGTTTGTAGCTGAATTACCTGGAACCCTTCTCTGTGAGCTGCGAGCAATTCGCCTGCACTGCTTTGTTGTGCGCCAGGATGTCACGCTTGGTCTGCTTATCCAACACATCGATATCGTGGTCAGTCAGGTAGATGATCCGCACCCAGCTGCAGGCCGTGTCAACGACTACCGGGGCGGGTAAACTTTTCGCGCAACTCCCGATCAACATCGTCATCGCCCATACGCTTAACGTCTTCCTGTACATCGCTGGCCCCTTTCGTGACTTCAGCACGGCGTTCTGCCGCGGCGACAGTAGCAGCGGCGTTCTCTTCGGTACGTTGCTGATCAGCTTTGGCTTTCGCCTTACTGGCCCCGCGAGCATGACCAATGCCGAACGCGCCAGCAATAGCACCCAGGATGACGACCACCAGTCCCGCGATAATTTCAAAGCTCATTGCTGCTCCTTCAGTTCGTCGGCCTTTTCTTTCAATGCTGGCTGGCGTACGTATTGCGATAGTACGGCCAGCACCACCAGCGCAGGGCTAATCAACGCAACGATGTTTGGCGGCAGGATGTTTTTGATATCCGGCGGCAGCACCGCCCAGGCGTGCAGCGCAGCATCCGGGAACGACTGCGCCCATACACCAACCAGCGCGCCGATAGCTCCCAGCTTTACAGACCACGTTTTCAGCAGCAAGCTGGCATGCCCTACGAACTCCAGCCGGGTATATTTGCGCAGAAGTAACAGAACGAGCACAGCCACCAGCACAAGCAAAGCGAAAATGATCATCTTCACAGGACACGCTCCTTAACCCAGCCGTAGAGAAAATCCTCGTTGGCTTCGCGGCCCTCCGCCAGTTCGAGGTATCTGGCACCCTGGCTGCAGTTCAGCGCACGCAACAGAACCTGTTCACCCTCTTTCCCGCGGGCGGAAAGGTATCCCTTAAGCGCGGTGATGGTTCGGGGACCAATGGCGCCATCCGGAATCAGATCGGGATACAGCTTTCCGCGCATATTCATTGCGGTCAGCCAGCGCTGGAAAAACTTACTGGCTACAGATGGCCCCATGTTCACGCCAGTGTCGCAAAGCTCATCTGCCAGTAACGTAGATAGAGCTGCCACCTGGTCAAACCGGGGGCCGGTCCAGTAATCGCTCAGCAGGATTTGCTTTGCTGTTTCCCTGGGCAGGTTCCGCATATCACCGGTGTAGCCATGTGCACGGGCGGTGGTCTGCGTGATGCCCCAGCGGGTCGGCCCGCCTTTATCCGACGGATGATCGACATAACCATCCTCCTTGCCGAGGATCCCCTCGATAATCTGGTCTGCTGTCATTGTGCTTTCACTCCGGTGATTCGTTCCCAGAAATACGTGAGCGCTACGGAGCCCATCGCGCCGCTTATCCCCGCGGTTGCCAGAATCATGTAAATGCTCAGTCCGCTTTCAATGCTCACCAGGCCAGCAATAACGCCGGTAAACCCTGAAACCACCATTTGGGCAAGAGCATTGAACAAGCTCCATGTTGCCTTGCTCTGCTTCACATCTATCAGGTAGCGGACAAGTCCACCCCAGCAAGCAATGATCAGCAGAACCAGCCAGGACATCCCGGCAATGCTCTCTTTGTCTTGCATACGTTTAGCCATAGTTACCGCCTCCGATGGAAGATCGGGAAGCTGTGTGTTTGAAAAGGGTCAGGCCCGTCAGGCTGGATTTAACAACGAAGCGTGTCGATGATGATTCCTGCGGGACCTGATAATAAAAAAGCCATGCAAATGCATGGCCTTGTGATTTGAATCCGTTATTTACAAAATGTATTCGAGACAGTATCTTTCGACTTCCGGACAAAAAACATATACCGGGACAAAATCTAAATGTAACTGCCTTGCCTGCATGAAACCATGCGGGCTTTTTTTTGCCCAAAGAAAAAGCCCACCGAAGTGGGCCTTAAAGCTATCATCATTTTTTATTAGGTGTGGTGCCGGGTGCCTCCCGGTAAGTCGCCGCCAGTCCACAGACGACTCGCAATGCGCAAAAAAACATATCAGACTGGCAATGCCCCTCCGCATAGGGGGATTCACCACACCAGAAATTTAACATTCAGTCTTTCTGGTTTCAATACTCTGCTTGTCTGAGGTATCGGCTCACCATAACCGCCCAGCCTGATGTTATCAGCGTGTAGCGGCTTGTTTTTCTCTTTGATAAAATTGATTCGCAAATGATTAAAACATCAACTGGTGCATAATATGAGTAAGTACTCAGACCTTTTACAGGTAATCAAGTCACGGGTTTGCCAAAATAACAACTTCCCCCAAACATTACTGGCAGACTCACACAGTTACAGAACCAGGCAGGTTTGGTACCGAATAGGACAAATATTCACTCTTGAATGTATTCTCGATGAGTACAGGAAACATTTTTCATCGGATTATTATTATCTTGATAACGATAAGGCTCTTCATCACCTTATCTTCGAAATGACCAAGTGGAAACCTGAAGAGATTAGAAGACTCTCGCTAAACGACTGTCTCTTTATCATTGCCAGTCAACTAAAGCCCAGTTATATGTCAGAAGATGCTGCCGCTGTCCTGGCGTCACTCAATCTGCCGACTGGCCACTATCCTGTTGAGGATTTTCCACAAGAGGACTGGGATCCCAGGGAAAACTCAGCATTCCTTGAAAGCTATCAGTAGCGACTCGCCCAATCTCCGCAGAGATCTGACTCAGCCGCTCCTCAAGAGCGGCTTTTTCTGCTATCAGACGGTTGAAGTGGGCAAGATAGATTTTCTGTTGCCCAAGCCAGTCTTCAAGCTGTTGAGTGGTCATGCCCGGGTTAAAAAAATATGGTTGCTGCATAGCTTCCCCCAGATAAGTTACGCATTGTGATCGGGATTCGCTTCAGACGCTGGCCCCTCTGCCGTTCTGGTGCTGGTTGACGGAATCGAACAGCCGACATCCTGCTTACAAGGCAGGCGCTCTACCTTCTGAGCTAAACCAGCAATCTGGTTCAGGGCTCTGCGCGGAGGGCTTTAACGTATCGTGCAGCACGTCTCTACCCAAGAGCCCTGACCGGATTGCAGATACGAAAAAGCCCCGGCATTTGCCGAGGCTTTAAATTTTTTCTTCAACGGTGAACACACAATGCCCACCGTTAGAACAAATTAACACGAATTCGGGAAAAGTAAATATCTCACCGCGTTATTTGTTTGAGTTGCGCCTCTGCCCACGCTTCCTCTATATCGAATTTAGTGATCAATACGTCGAAGAACGGTTTAACCGATTTCTTCCAGGTATCCAGAGTGATGGCGTCCGTTATCTGGCAAATGGCCCTATGCACAGCAGTGGAGAGGATTCGCTCATACCCGCGACCACCACAGCGTTTACAGTTACCCATCACAGGCACTCCCTGCTTCTCCGTCTCATCCTGGTTCACTACCTTCCCCCGACCGTGGCAGTCGTTACAGGCGGCGCTAACAGTCCCTTTTCCCTTGCACTTTTGGCAAAGCACCCGGACCTGCTCCCGGACCGACTTCACCTCCTCCCAGTATGATGGATAGATCCCCTTTGTAACTTTGACCCACTTCGGCGGTTTGCCGTCCGGATACGTTACTTTGTTGGTGAACGCCACTGCGTCGATGAATCCAGACCCATTGCAGCAGTCGCATGTTTTTTTACTGGAAGCACTGCGGGAGTAATCCTCAAAGGCGTACTCTGCGAGGATCCGTATAACCCGGGGTTTTACGCTTGGCGAGAGCTTTCGCAACGCAGCAACCTTATCGCATTTTGTCAGCGCGTACTCAGCCAATAGTCCGATAGCCCGATCCCGGTCATTGTTGCTTATGCCCATCTTGCCCAGGAAAGCGCTATACCCCATAGCGGCACGTTCCTGGGTCATGCCCATTGCTGCCATGATGTCGGTGCCGGTCAGTGAATCAGAGGCAGTAGCACGCGGAGAATCGCTAATCAGCGTGGATTTTGCGAAGTGGTATTTCACTGTGTTTTCAAGATTCACGCTGCGGCCCTCTTTGGCTGTTTTGGTTTGGTCTGGTTCAGGTTGTGCTTTGCTACTGGCGGCATACTGGCGCGCTTAACGCTCTCGGTTTGGTACTGCATGAAGTGATCGAGGGTCATAGAGAATCCCCAATGATGATCTGCCCTTTCTCGCCCCATATTTTGGTGATGCGGCAATCCCAGACGTGTGAATCATCCTCATAGAGGGCGTCCATTAGGGCTTTCAGCATATTGTCGCAGTCGGGCTTTGACTGATGTGGACGTCCTGCGTATTGCGCTCTCTTTTTCTGACTCCAGCTTTGCGGCATAGGCATGACGAACGTGACGTGAGCGCCGGAGTCTGGCAGGTGAATTTTGCGCAGACGAGCTTCATCACAGAACGCCCGGTAACGTATTACTTCCGGACGCTGCTTCCACTTATCAGCTCTGGTCATCCTGGGTTTGCCGATGGGCGTGATATCGTAGATTTTCATGATTTGATGAGTCCCTCTTTCCGCCAGATTTCCAGGGTGCGCATTACCCCCTCTGCGTGCATCAGGCGCAATTCGTCGTAGGTGAAATCGGTGGTTTTGGTTCTGCCGTCAATTACGTCATGGCACCCGTTGCAGGCGATCGCCGCCTGAGTATCGTCAGGCTTGCATCCTGTGCCGCACGTACCCGCCAGGCGGTAATGCGCCAGCACGCTGGTTTCCGGGTTGCCGTTGCAGTGCCCGGGGATCCGCACGGTACATTCGCGGCCACGCGCCTCTTTGCGTAGGTTCGCCATACTCACCCCCACATCCTGTTACGCCAGCGAGAGTCTGGCCGCGGCGGTTTTTTGTCCTCCACCAGCTGCGCGCTGACGGTCCATGTCATAAAGTCAGGGTTTAAGCTTCGTTCGACCTTTACGCCCCGCTGACGATATCTCGCTACCAATTCTTCGGCCTGCTGGGTTGTGCATTCGAGATGGTGAAACCATGAGTATTTCATCAGCATCACCCCGCGAAGCTTAAAAGCTGGTTGGCGGCGTTTTCAGCTTCCTGCAGGCTGTTGAAAGAACGAGAGAGGATCCACCGCCAGAGAACATCGAGCGATGCTTTGTACAGTTCCTGGAACTCGCATTCGTCCATGCTTGCGAAAGAAATGCTGCGAGGGTGTTTTTTCAGCGTGCCGTCCGGCAGCTGTATGGCGTCATAGTGGCCGGCCTCAACGATGACCCACGCCCGGTAAGCATCGAAGGATTTGCAAATACTGATTGAACCGGATCGCTTCTCAGCTATCAGGTCGAGATATTGCCCGGCGGCATCAAGCAACGCCGATTCACTCCCGCCATATGCAGCAAGGTATTTGGCGTAACCTGTGATAAGCCTGCGCTCGTTAGA